GAAACAAGAATTCTCTATGTCAATGGTCAACTATGATCAGTGGCGTAAAGATAATCCCGACTGGGATAAGGACTGGCAAGCTGGTATCGGTGGGGTAACCTACGGAGAACCTAAGCAGTCCGATGGTTTCAAAGAGGTTATGCAGAAGATGCAAGCCGACCATCCAGTAGCAAATCTATCTCGTTACACCTAACCAACACCCTCTATGCCAACATCTGTTAAGTCCAAGACACGCCGTCGCTCCATGAAACTGGAGACACTCACAGCAAAGCAAATGAGAAGAAAGAAACCTATCAATCTTGAGCATCTCAAGCAGATCAATCCACTCACAGACAATCAAGAAACTATCTTCAACTCTTTTGCTGAAGGTAAGAATCTAGTCCTGCATGGTGCCGCTGGCACAGGCAAGACTTTTATTAGTCTTTACTTAGCATTGCGTGAGGTCCTGGATCCAGAGACTCCATATGATAAGGTATACATGGTCCGATCACTGGTGCCTACGAGAGAGATTGGTTTCTTGCCAGGTGATCATGAGGATAAAGCAAACCTATACCAGATACCATACAAGAATATGGTGAAGTATATGTTTGAGATGCCAGATGACAATGCGTTTGAAGCATTGTATGCCAACCTCAGAGCACAAGAGTCGGTCTCTTTCTGGTCCACCTCATTCATTCGTGGCGTGACACTTGACAGGTGCATTATAATAGTGGATGAGTTTAGTAATCTCAACTTCCATGAGCTTGATTCCATTATCACTCGTGTTGGTGAGGATGCTAAGATCATCTTCTCTGGTGACTACTCCCAGTCTGATCTACTGAAATCTAATGAGCGCAATGGCGTGCTTGACTTCATGAAGATCCTACAATCTATGCCATCCTTCGACTGTGTTGAGTTTGGTATCGAGGACATCGTAAGGTCTGGGTTAGTGAAAGAGTATCTTGTATCTAAAATTAACATGGGAATGTGAATGTCTTTTAATTATGTGGGTCCTGCTTCTCCTCTTAAAGAGTTAGAGAGCAGGACTCTTCCTCACGGAAGATTCTATAAGACCGATAGTGGTTGGATGCCTAGCGTCACAACTGTTGTCGGTCATAATACTAAGTCAGGTATCCTTGCCTGGGAGAAGCGAGTAGGATACACTGAGGCAGAGCGTGTCCGCCGTGCTGCATCGTGGCGTGGCACCCAATACCATACCATCGTGGAGCACTATCTAAACAATGACTTGGAGAAAATTAAAGAAAGCAAAGGTCTTCCCAAGTACCTTTTTGGGTTTGCTCGCAAGGATCTTGATCGTATTTCTAACATTCATTGTATTGAAGCCCCTCTTCATTCTCTTAAGTTGGGTCTTGCTGGTCGCGTTGATTGTATTGCTGAGTTTGATAACTCTCTAGCGATCATTGACTTCAAGACCACAACTAGGCTCAAGAAGGAGGAGTATCTTAGGTCATACTTTGTACAGGAAGCAGCATATGCTTACATGTATTACGAGATGACTGGTGTTGAGGTAGACAAACTTGTTACATTATCTGTTGCTGAAGACGGACAGATGCAAATTGTAGAGAAGTATGATAAGATACCTTATATGGATACCCTAATCAAATGGATCGAAGAGTATCGTTACTATGTCGAGGGACTTAAATGAAAGAGATTGAAGAAAAATTCATGACTCAAGGTAAGTTTACCTCTCTCGTAGAAATGCGAGTCAAAGAGTCCCAAGGACTGATCAACTACATAGAAGCAGTCGCATCTGTTTGCGAGGAGTTTGAGATTGAGGTTGAAACTGTCAGTAAACTCATCTCCAAACCACTCAAGGACAAAATCAAATGGGACGCCCAGCAATTAAACTACATTAAACGGACGAGCAAAGCGATCTTGCCACTATGACAGACAACGAATTTTTTAAGAGCGACGTAGTAAAAGACGAAGTAGAAGAGATTCAGGAGTGTTACACAGAACTCCTGAAGATGTCTGCTGGTCTCAAAGATTTTGATCCATCACAACGATTGGAGCATGTAGAGAAGACCCTAGAGTTAATTGCCAAGCAGAAAGTATTCTACTCACGCTTGGCATTAGCATCTCATGGGTTAGATCCTACTGACAATGAGGATAATGAAGCAAAGTTTGTCAAGGATCGCATTGATCTCTTGTCACAGGAGTATTCTGGTGGATTGAATCTCATGATGATCCTACAGACTATGGAAGACAAACTACAGACGTGGCGTAAGGAGTTACGTGATGCCAAATCCTAACCAACTGTATGAGGACATGCAGAAACTCGATGACCTATATGAGGAGCTGCTGTGGGGTCCTGATGACGAGTTACAATTCACTCACGACGGTGAGAAGGTCCTGATCATAAACCGCACACAGGCGGTTGACAAACGCTAAATACTATGCCACTATAATACGGTGGCAAATACAAAACACACAACCACAACGGAGAAACACATGTCTTTTGCAAGTCTCAAGAAGAAGTCAGGCACATTTGATAAGCTGACTCAACAGATTGAGAAGATGTCCAAACCCCAAGGCGCAGGTCCTGATGAGCGACTTTGGAAACCTGGGGTGGACAAGAGCGGTAACGGTTATGCCGTGATCCGTTTCCTCCCTGAGCCTGATGGTGAAGACCTTCCTTGGGCACAGGTGTGGAGCCACGCTTTCCAAGGTCCTGGCGGATGGTATATTGAAAACTCTCTCACCACATTGGGTCAGAAAGATCCTGTTGGTGAAATGAATCGCACACTATGGAATAGTGGTCTCGATGCTGACAAAGAGGTTGCTCGTAAGCAGAAGCGTAAGCTTTCCTACTACAGTAACATCTATGTCGTGAAGGATCAACTGAATCCTCAGAATGAGGGTAAAGTATTCCTGTATAAGTATGGTAAGAAGATCCACGACAAGGTGGTGTCCTCTATGCAACCACAGTTTGAGGATGAGACTCCTGTCAATCCTTTTGACATGTGGCAAGGCGCTGATTTCCGTATCAAGATCCAAACCATTGGTGGATACTGGAATTATGATAAGTCTGACTTCGCTGCACCTGCTACGCTGGGTGGATTTAGTGATGAGCAACTTGAAGATATCTGGAAGTCTCAGCATTCCCTCAAGGAATTCACTGATCCTACAGCATTCAAGCCTTATGAGAAGTTGGAAGAGCGTTTGAATATGGTCCTCAACAGAGGTCGTACTCAGGTCCGCACTCGTGACGAGTCCTTTGAGGATGAGTCTGAGGGTCGTGGCAACTTCAACTCTCCTGACATCATGTCAGTTGCACCACTGTCACAACCTGACACTACACCCAGTGGATTCGGTGCTAAGATTGAAGAGTTAAACAAGGCAGACGATGGTCCTGACCTGGACTACTTTGCCGCTCTCGCTAACGACTGATGAAACTACTTGCCCTTGCCCCTCTACTGCTACTGACTGCGGCACCTGCCAATGCTCTAACCTGGAATGAATTCTGGGAGCCGTTTGATGGGCAAGGGCATTACACTGAGCAGCATTACCATCATCATTATGAGCGTCCTAGGAGGCGCATGTGTGAGGTGCAAGTAACCCGACGTGTTTGGATCCCTGGTCATTGGTTAGGGCGTCACCAATACATTGAGGGTTACTATGAGAAGCAGACTCGCCTGAGGTATCAACCTTGTGGAAGTAGACACTAAGCTCATATATTATTTCACTTTTTGATTTACAGGACAGTCGGAAAAAAATTCGGGGTAATTTTTCGTCTCCAGGGTTTTTCACTTTTTTACTATGACACAATACAAACCATACTCACAAGAGTGGCACAGACACCGCTATCTGAAAGAAGCACTAGATAAGTATATTGACGATTACGTTGATAATGATACTATCATGAGCGATATTTTAGGTATCGTATGTGAGCGTCAAGAAAGAGCACATGCCGAATATCATAGACTAGAAGACCTAGAAATGAAACTCGATTTTAGAGACTAACATGTTATCCACTCAATACAGACTTAGACTAGAGTTTATCTGTAAGAAGATCGCTAACAAAGAAGAAGTGCAACTAGATGATATGATCTGGGCAGAGAAACTCGCCAAACGTCATACTACAGCTAGAGATTGGTTAAAGCAAGCAAGGCGACAAGCTTCTCAAGATATTGAGGAGGGCACTATCGATGATTTTATGAATAAGATGGGATTAGGAGACCCCGACCCATCTAATCATAAAAGGGGTTTTGACAGTGCTGACGATATTAAAGATTGGTTTCAACAGGATAAACCCGATGATTGGAGACAACGTGACTGATTATGTCTGTGTCCAAACATGGGATCCTGTTTTTGAGTATATGCGCTATCATTGGGTACATAAGTCAGAAAAGGATCCTGTGCAATTCGTGAAAAACCTCAACCCAGAGCAAAAAGTCCTATGAGTAGTAAGATGCTATTCCTAGTTGATATTGGTAATGGCAGATGTGTCAGTCACGATGGATACATTCAACTCGGTATTTTCTCTCATAGTGTAGAGAAGCATTTGGAATTAAATCCAGAGCAAGAATGGCAAGTTACCTATTGGATGCCTGATCCATTCTGTATGAGATATCCAAGATCAAACTATCAGCATACTATGAAGGCAAATGAAGGTTCTCCTAAAACTGATAATGCTTTAGATAGTCGTCCTAGAGACTTTCCAGACCAAGCAACAAATAGATTAGAAAGAACATTATGAAAGTAATTATTGAAGGCAAGGTCAAAACTGTATACGCTGGTGATGATGCTGATCGTGTCATCATTGAGTATCATGATAAGGTGACAGCAGGCAACGGTGAGATGGTTGATCATCCTTTAGGAAAAGGATCCCTCTGCTGTAGTATCTCATCAGTTATCTTCGAGAAACTTGCCAAGGAACACATCCCCAATCATTATATTAATATGGTTGGTGCTAACAAGATGATCTGTAAAAAGGTAGATATCGTTCCTTTAGAAGTTATCTGTCGCAATCGTGCTGCTGGATCTATTGTTCGTGAGACAACNCTACAAGAAGGTTACTCACTACCACATCCTATTGTTGAGTTCTTTCTGAAGGACGATAGTAAGCATGATCCTCTACTCACAAAAGATCGTGTGCGTCTGATGGGACACGATCCTGAACCTTTTATTGAGATGACACTACGGATCAATGATTACCTTCGTCAGATGTTTTATATCATGGGTATTGATCTGGTTGACTTCAAGATTGAGTTCGGTTACACTGCACATGGTGAGTTGCTACTTGCTGATGAGATCAGTCCCGACAGTATGAGATTGTGGAAGATTGGTGGTGATGAAAGATTCGATAAGGATCTATTCAGAAACGATGAAGGTGATATTGTCCCTGCTTATCGTGAGATCCTTGAGAGACTACAACCACT